ATTTCTTTGAGTACCCAGAGCAAGATTTAGTTGCAATTCGCGTTGAGAATTTAACATGTAAAGAAGTTATTCATCTGACAAATGATGAAAACATTTCATATAGATCCTGTAGTCAATTCGGTATAGCATGGTATGATCCACATTCCATAGATCAAACTTATTCATGTTTTTTAGGGCCCTCGTTACAACCTTTGGTAACGCAAGTGGTAGCCAATGATAAGCACACTAATAAGACATATATTACAACTAACTATGTCCGTTATGATATACCTACTACAAAAGGTATGTGTGGGGCACCAGTTGTTGCGATGGATCGCACCAAATTACAAAAATTGGTCGGTATCCATTGCGCTGGTAATGGTCATGAAGGTTACGGTGTTCGCCTAACTAAGAAGATGATCTTAGATGCCAAACATTATTTTGGCGCATATACAGTTCAATCAAACATTTCGGAAATGTCTAAGGATAACGTATTTTATGATGTATCTCCATCTAAAGCAATTAAAGATTGCCAAGTCATAGGCAAGATTAATGCAGTACAGACTACACTAAAGTCTGACATTGTAAAATCACCTCTATATAATCGTATACCTGGCCACGAACCTGATATGATGCCAGCTATTTTGGTGCCTCAGACAGTGGATGGTGTACTGACATGCCCAATAGAAAAGAACCTTGCAGGTTATGCAAGAGGCATGATAGTTCCAAATAAAGCCATTTTGGACGGTGTCACACGTTCCTATATATCTGATTTAAAGAAGAAGTGTAAACCGCCTAAAATAGTGCGTTTCTTGACTTTTGAGGAGTCAGTTAAGGGTTGTGATGAATTACCCTTCGTGCGTTCTATCAATCGAGGGACATCGGGTGGTTATCCAGACAAGATGTATCTTAAGGATAAAAAGCGATCGGCTTTTGGTTATGATGAAAATTTCACCTTCGACACACCAGAGGCCATACAACAACGCAAGGCTTTTAATGAAGCGATGCTCGCGTTGAAGGATGGTCCTATTGAGATGATAGCGAATATATTCCCTAAAGATGAGCTTAGAAATCGTAAGAAGGCTAAAGCTCTTAAAACACGGCTTATAGCTGGTTTTAGTTGTCACGCAACTCTGGTTATTAGATCAATCTTTGGCTCTTTTATTGATTGGATGTCGGCGGATGAAAATCGTATTAGAAATTCATCTGCCGTTGGTGTTAACCCATCTAGTGAAGATTGGAAGTTAATAGCCATGAAATTAGGTTATGGAAATAGAAATTTCTCAGTTAAGGCTGGTGATTACTCATCATTTGATAAGACGCTGAATCCTTTCTTTATGAATAAAGTCTTTGAGATTTGGATGGAATTCTTTGGTTCCTATATGTCCCAAGAAGAACAAACGATAGCTAAGAATTGTTGGATATCACTTACCAATGTGGTAGTTGTCTGTAAAGACAATTTGATCTACTGGGGTAATTCGAACCCAAGTGGAAATCCTTTGACGACACTTATTAATACTATATGTAATATTCTATTACTTAAATATGGTTTAACAGACGTCCTCATAGGTGATCAGGTTGATGAGATAGACGTCATACGTTTATGGAAGAAGATTGGAGATGATATTGAGATATTGTGCTATGGCGATGATATTTGTTCATGCATAGTCTAATGTCTTCAGTACTATCCAATTATCCTACTATAACTTATGAAGGTCTTGGTGCTAGTTTAGCTAAAATAGGCTTTGTTTACACAGACGAGCTTAAGACAGATCAATGGAATGAAAAACACCGCACCATCTTTGATGTTAATTTCTTAAAACGTAGTTTTGTCAAAGAGGGTAATAAAGTGCTTGCTCCATTAGATCTTGAGACAATAATGCAGAAAATTCAATGGAAGAAAAAGAAGGATAACACTAATGAGTTGTTCTTCCAGAAATTTGAAAACTTTATTGCGGAATTGTCTGTACATAATGAAATTACTTTTAAAGAGAAAAGTAAATTACTGTTTGATGCATTAGAGTCAACAGTGCCGAACCATACCATTCAGCGTTCGCTACCTCAGTCCCAATGGCGCGTTCTTTGGGCTAAGGTTAGTGAGGCGTACTGAGTGGTTATATGCGAAACCTCAATATGCGTAGCTACATTGAGAGCATGTGGGTACATACCTTAGCAGGTATCTAGAACCCAGGGCAGCCCCCTA